AATGAATTTCAGTATCGCCCGCAGCGACCGACATAACATTTTCATTAAAGGTAAAGTTACCAACTCGATGTTGTAAGTTTCCAGCGGCTGTAAGTTGACCTAATACCTCTACATTCCCTGTTACATTGGCATCATTACCAACATTTATATCATTGTCTATATTGGCATCATTTGTTACACGCAAATCACCATTAACAGTCAAGCTAGTTCTAGCATAGATATTTTCGGCAGATAAATCATTAGTTAGTGACAATGTAGATGACAACCAAGATGGTCTAACTGCATCAATAGCAATATCTACACCACCTGAACCTAGCCAACCTTCTTCACTAAAAGTAAATGTTTCGTTATCTAGTGTACCTCTATCAACTTCGATACCAGAACGGATAGCAGAAACTCCATCTCCAGTTTCACCTTCATTAAGTACAATAATATTATCTTTAATAATAGTATCAACAGTTTGAAGACTGGTCATAGTGCCTTCAACTGTTAAGTCACCTTTGATTAAAACATGATGGTCTTTAGCTTGTGCATCAAGTTTATTGTAACCAATAATTAATTCACCATTTCTAGCCTCTAATATAGGTGAATTAGTTGCATTATCTAATATAACCTTTTCGCCTGCTAGAAATAATCTATCACCAAATTTCAATTGTTCTGCCATATTGTATCTTCCAAGTTAGATTGTGTTATGTCTATTTATCGGATTTACAGTTTAGGCAAAGAAAAACCCGGGAGAATTAACTCCCGGGTTCGTATCACTACTATTCGTAAATATTATACGAATGCTAGGTTTGAAACTGCAATCTTTGATAGATAGTCTGCTGCGTTACCTAGTGATGATGCTGTGTTTGTTAGCTCAACGTAACCGTAGCGTGTCATGAATGATACTACTGGTTCGAATGTTGCTGGGTCAACTACAACGCCTGATGACATTAGTGGTACGTATGGGCAATAGAATGCTGCTGCATCGATTTCGCCTTGGCCTTTGTAGCCTAGTAGTACTGGCGCATCGTCTGCTGCATATGTGTTTACATATACACGCATTGTACCGTTTAGAGTACCTACGAATTTTGTGTTTGTTGGCGCTTCGAATGTACCTTCTGTTGTACGTGCGAATGCTGATGTTGTTGCTGACTGTAGAACAGTTAGTGCTGATGGTGAAATCACTGCCCAGTTAGCTGCACCACGGCGTGTACGCTGTGCTACTAGGTTTGCTTGCTGGTTGATTAGTGTCGCTAGAACTGCGTGACGGTCGCCAACGAATGTTGGTTGACCTGTGAATGTGCCGTTCATGTCGAATGCTGCACCTTGAGTCGCTAGGTTTTCTAGTGAGCCTAGGATCTCTTGGTCGATTTCTGCTGTGATTTCCATTGCAAGTGCTGCCATGATTTCTGCTTCGATATCTAGGCCGTGCATTGCGTTTGCATCTTGTGCTGCTTCAAAAGTCCAACGTGCTGATAGCTTACGTGTTTTCGCTTCAACAGTTTGCTTTAGAACTTGGATTGACATACGGTTACCCGCTGTACCTTCCATTGATGCTGTTGATAGCGGCGCTTGCGTACCGTTACCTGAGTATGACTTCGCAATATCAAATGGTGATAGTGCTTCTGAGCCTGCTGTTGTTGAACCTGCGTTATCTGCATAACGTACACGTAGTGTGTGGATCTGACCAACTGGGCCAGTCATTGGCTGAACGCCGATGATTTCGTTTGCAATAACTGTTGGCATAACACGACGGATAACTGGTAGGATCACTTTGTTTAGTGTCGCAATGTTACCTGCCTGTGTAGCACCTGCTGTAGCTGATTCGTTTAGAGCTACTTTTGTGTTTTCTAGTACTGATGACATAACATCACGCTTTGTGCCTTCTAGACCTTCTAGAAGTGCGTCACGTGTGTTATCCCAGTTTTCAAAAAGATTTGACATCTTTCTATCTCCTGTATCCTGTTTAATTACTTAAGGCCGGCTAATTTGCGTAGCACGACAATATCGGCATCATCTGATTCTGGTTTCGCTTGTTCAGTCATTGTTTCACGATTGCCAGTCTTTTCTGTGACTTTGCCTTCTGTTAGGGTTTCTTTTGTTTCTGCTTTTGCAGTAACATTTTCATTCAAAACTGCTGGTAGATATTTTTTGAATGCAGTTTTTAGGTTTGAAGTTTTTACTGATTCCAGTAGGTCTGCCATTACTTCACGCTTCTGACCAGCTAGTGGTTTTAGAAGATTACTTAGTACTTCCTTACGGTTCATACGATCTTCCATTACACGCTGTGTCTTTTTCGCTGCTGCAATAGCTTCTTCTTTCTCAGCAATCACTGCTTCTAGTTCTGCAACCTTGTTAGCAGTCTCGTTTAGCTTTTTGTTCACTTTTGCTACTTCTGTGCCTTCGTTTAGTTGTGAAGACATGAATTCGCCTGCGAATGCTTCGAACAATTTACGACCAAATTCGTTTTCTTTGGCTGCTTGAATGTCCTCTTTAAGCGCAGTTAGTTCTGAACGTAGAGCATTTGAAATTGTATTTTCTACTAGCTCTGCTGAACGCTTGACAAATGATTCTTTTGTTTTATTAAGAAGTTCTTTGCCTTCTGCTACCATGCGTACTTTAGTTTCTACTAATTCACGCTTGTCGTTGTGGAACTCCGCTAGTTCACGTGAAAGTTGCTTCACTACAAACGATTTTGTCGTTTCTAGATTTTCTGCTACTTTTGCACGGTCATCACGTAGTTCTTTAACCTCGGCTGCAAGTTGAGAAGTAATGAATTTTTCAAGGATCTTTGCGTGTTCAGAAATTGCTTTCTTATACGCAACACGTTCTGCGATTAGAGCTTCACGGTCTGTTTTGAACTCTTCCATTTCAGTACGGATTGCTTCATTTAGCATGTTATCCATAGCTTCAACGATGATACCTTTATCGTGTTCAAATTTCTGTGCGAACTCCTCACGCAACTCGGCTGTGATTTCCTCTCTTGCTTCATTTAGTTTTGCTTCCATCGCCTCTTTAATAGCCGCACCAGCTTCTTCGCTTAGTGTGCCCGACTCTAGAAGGTTAGCAAGGATTTCTGTTGCCATTGTTGCTTCTCCTGTTTTACAGTTTAAGTTCACGAATGAACTTTACTATTTCTTGTGACAAGTACTTTTGTGCAGCCTTGTCATTTTGTACATCCTGTGCCAGCTGCCATGTTTGGTAGCCGCCACGCATATTCATTAGTCCCTCGTAGATCGCCTTTGGATACGCCTCTGGTGCGCTTGGCTGTGCTACGATATCTACTGTGACAATCTCAAAGTTACTCACTTCACCGTTGCTGCCAACTTCACCTGAACCACGAGATGAGACACCTAGTGTAGCACCTGACTCGATTAGTGTTCTGATAATGTTGCCCATTGGTGTAGGAACGATTTTAAGTTTACCAAAGCCGTTAGGACCATCCATCCACATATTTTCAATAATGTGTGACACACGGTCTACGTTGACTGTTAGTTCTGGTGGGTGGTCACATTCACCAAGGACTGGGAAACCGTCAGAAATTTTCTTCTGAACACTTTCCACTGCCTTAGCAATTTCTGAAACCGGATATACTCGTTGGTTAGCATTCTTAACGCCACCTTGGACAAAGATGCCTTCCATGAACATATTCTTTTCACCATTCTCACCTTCAACGATACGTGATTTCACATTCGCTTGATTGTGTGATAATCTTTCAATAAGAACGGTCATTGGTTTCTCCAAATAAGTTTAACTTATGATGTAATTGACTTTGTGTTTACACCATTATCACCTGGTTTCGCTGTCTGTTTTGACATCGCTGGTGATTTTTTGTTGCCTGATACGTTAACGTTCTTTGTTGACATATCTTTTGGCGCATCACCTTTACCACCTGATGTGTTACCATCATGTGTTTTGATTGGTGCTGCTGATGACTCATCGCCAGGACGCTTTGGATTTGCGTTTACTGTTGATTTTGTCTGTACGCCGTTGTCGCCTGTTGATGCTGATACTGGTGAAACGTATTCATCTAGTTTATCTTCATCTTCTGCGTCATCGTCTGATTCGTCTAGGTCTAGTTCT